AGCAGAAGCGCATCGAGCCGCGCGACCGGATCGAGCCGACCATCGGCAACCTGGCCGAAGGGGACACCGTCGTCTCCTCGGACCGGGAGGGCATGCGCGAATTGTTCAGCAGCTTCCCGACTGCGGCGGGCGCGGTGGTGAACGATAGGACCGCTCTGCGCGTCTCAGCGGTGTACGCGTGCGTCCGGCTGATTGCCGGCGCGATCGCTGGTCTGCCGCTGCCCATCTACGAAAGGAAGGGGGAGTCGCGCGAGCGCGCGCAGCATGACTATTGGTGGCTGCTGAACGAGCGGCCGTGCTCGACGTTCAGCGCCGCGGCCTGGCTGGAATTCGCAACCATGCAGGTGCTGCTGCGCGGCGACGCGATCGCGTACATGCCGCGCAACCGCGCCGGACAGATCACGGCCATCATCCCGTGGCCGCGGTCGAAGGTGCAGATCGACCGGCTCAAGGACGGGGCGCGGGACCCGGGACGTTTGCGCTATTCGTTTCAGGCGGACGAGGGATACTTCGGCGCCGACCAGGACGATGTGCTCCACTTTCCCGGACTCGGGTTCGACGGATGCCAGTCGATGTCGGTCATCCAGTGGGGCGCGCGCGCAGGCATCGGCATCGCAATCAAGGGCGACGAGTACGCCGGCCAGTTCTTCGGCGAGGGCGCGAAGCCCGAGGTTGCGCTGAAGATGCCAGGCAAGATGAGTCCGGGCGCGCAGGAGGATTTCCGACAAGCATGGCTGGCGAAGTACGGCGCTGCGGAAGGCATGGGCGCGCGGAAGATCCCGCTCATCTTGACGGAGGGGATCGACGTTAAGGAGCTGACCATGTCGGCCGAGGACGCGCAGATCATCCAGACCCGCCAATGGCAGGTCATCGACATCGCGCGCGCGTTCGGCGTGCCGCCTTTCATGGTCGGCGAGACCGAAAAGCAGAGCAGCTTCGGGTCCGGCATCGAGCACATGGGCCTCGGCTTCGTGCGTTACACCCTGCGGCCGCACCTGCGACGGTTCCAGCAGGAGCTGAACGCGAAGCTCTTCCGGACCGACCGCTACTTCACCGAATTCAACGTCGATGGCCTGCAGGAAGGTGATTCGAAGGCCCAGGCCGAGTACTTCGGCAAAGCCCTCGGCGGGCCGGGCGCGCAGGGCTGGATGGTGGTCAACGAAGTGCGCCGCCTGAAGAACCTGCCCCCTGTTGAAGGAGGCGATGAACTGATCGTTCCCACGTCCACCGCCGAGCAAACGGAGCCGGCCCCGGAGACCAGCAATGAAGAAAACACCGAAGCTGCTGCAGCTCGCGCGTGACAACGCGCCGGCGTCCAAGCCGCTACGCGCGGAAACCTCTGGCGATGAGGCCACGATCTACCTGCACGGCGTGATCGGTGGGTGGTGGGGCGACATCGACGAAACCATGTTCGCCCAGGCGATGGCAGCGATCGACGCCAGCATCATTCACCTGCGCATCGATTCGCCCGGCGGCGACGTGTTCGCGGCGCGTTCGATGATGACTGCGATTGCGCAGCACAAGGCCAAGGTGATCGCGCACGTGGACGGACTGGCCGCCTCCGCTGCGACCGGGCTGTGCATGGCCTGCGACGAAGTCGAGATCAGCCAAGGTGCGGGCTTCATGATCCATAACGCGTGGACGATCGCGATCGGCAACAAGGGCGACATGCGAAAGACCGGCGAGCTGCTGGGCAAGATCGATGCCGATCTGACCAACGATTACGCGCGCCGCACTGGCAAGGACGAAAGCGAGATCACCACATGGATGGACGAAGAGACCTGGTTCACCGCCGATGAAGCGGTCGAACACGGCTTCGCCGATCGCAAGGTGGAAGTGGTCGACAAGCGAAAGAAGAACCAGTGGGATCTGTCGGCGTACCAGAACGCGCCGAAAGCCCTCACCGAATCGCCCCAGATCAAGCCCGACGAACCGGACTTCAATGCTGTGCGCGCCCATCTGGAGCGCGGCTTGAGGCTCGTCGAGCAACCCCGTTCTGCGTAGGGCTCGCTCCCGCACGCAGTACCAGAGGCCGCCATTTGGCGCCTTTTTCTTTCCTACTGGAGAAGCTGAAATGCCCGAGAGCATCCAGGCCATGCGGGAGCGCCGCAACGCGCTGGCCAAAGAGACCCGCAACCTGCTGGACCAGAACCCCGCCGCGTCCTGGAACGAGGACCACACCAAGCAGTACGACGAGAAGATGGGGGAGATCGAGCGCATCGATGCCTCGATCGCGCGCCACGAGCGCCTGATGGATCGCGAGGCGGAAGATCGCTTCAAGAACGCGGGCGGCCGCGAGCGCGAAGTCGATGCGAACGGCGAGAAGACCCTGAAGGCACTGCACGGCAGCTGGCTCCGCAGCGGCGATGGCGCGCTCTCGGCCGAGGACTGGACGCGCATCCGAAACACGATGTCGACCACGACGCCGGCGGAGGGTGGATACACCGTTCCGACCGAGGTGGCAGGCAGCGTCGTCGATGCGCTGAAGGAATACGGTGGCATGCGCGAAGTTGCGACGGTGATCCGCACCTCCGGCTTCGGCGCGATGAACTTCCCGACCTCCGACGGCACGTCGGAAGAGGGCGAGCTGATCGGCGAGAACACGACCGCGACCGACGCTGATCCGTCCTTCGGCACCAAGGCGCTGACGGCGTACAAGTACAGCTCGAAGGTGATCACCGTTCCGTTCGAACTGCTGCAGGACACGGCGATCGACATCGAGGCCTTCATCAATGCGCGCATCGTTGCTCGCCTGGGCCGCGTCACCAACAAGCACTTCACCATCGGCACCGGCACCGGCCAGCCCACCGGCATCGTGACGGCGGCGGCCGCGGGCAAGGTCGGCACCACCGGCCAGACCACGACGGTCACCTACGACGATCTCGTGGACCTCCAGCACTCCGTGGACCCGGCGTATCGCAAGCGCAACGCCAAATTCATGATGCACGACCTGTCGATCGCGAAGATCCGCAAGCTGAAGGACACGGCAGGCCGTCCGATCTTCCTGCCGAGCTACGACGCCGGCATCCGCGGCGGTGTACCGGCCGAGCTGCTCGGCTCGCCGATCGTGACCAACCAGGACGTGCCGCAGATGGCGGCCAATGCCAAGTCGATCCTGTTCGGCGACTTCACGCCGTACATCGTCCGCGACGTGATGGGCCTGACGCTGTTCCGCTTCACCGACTCCGCGTACGCGAAGAAGGGCCAGGTCGGCTTCATGGCCTGGTTGCGCAGCGGCGGCAACTTCGTCGACGTCGGCGGTGCTGTGAAGCACTACGCCAACTCCGCGACCTGATCCGCAACCACGGCGCCCGGCATCCGTCGGGCGCCCCTATCCCTCCGAGGTGAAGAACGTGTCCCAGGACAACCAGAATCAGCCGGCGCCGAACGCGCCGGAGAAGGACAAGGTCAAGGCTCGTGTGCTGGTGAAGACCGAGATCGACGGCGAGACCTACCAGCCGAACGACGTCGTGCTCGTCAGCAAGAAGGTCGCGGCCGCTCACGAAGGCCAACTCGATGCGAGCGCCGACGCTGTGAAGTACGCCGAAGCCCTCAAGCGGAAGGCCGCGCGCGGGGAAGATGACTGATCGCAAGGGCCGGCGCTGCCGGCCCTTGTCGTGAGTCTTCTGGAGCATGACCATGCGACTTCGCTTGATCGATGCACCCGCTGAAAAACCGGTATCGCTGGATGAGGTGCGCTCGTACCTGCGCGCGGACGACGGCGATTCCGACGAGGCGATCGGTGCATTGCTCGATGCTGCGATCGGCCGCGTCGATGGACGCCACGGCGTTCTCGGGCGCGCACTGTGCGAGCAGACCTGGGAGTTGCTGCTCGACACGTTCCCGGCCGGCGACGTGACCGTGCCGCTGCCTCCGCTGAAAGAAGTGGTCTCGATCACCTACCTCGACGCGGCGGGATCGACGCAGACGGTGCCCTCGGCTTCGTACGTCATCGATGCTGCGAGCGAGCCTGGCGTGATCTCGCTGAAGCCCGGGCAGAAGTGGCCCGCAACGCTGGCGCAGCGCAGTGCGGTCGCCGTCCGGTTCAAGGCAGGCTATGGCGACGCGGCCGCGGTGCCGGCGAACCTGAAGGCGGCGATCAAGCTGATCGCGGGCGATCTGTACGCCAACCGAGAAGCGCAGGGCGGCGTGCTGCACGAGAACGAAGGCGTGAGCGCGCTGCTCGTGCCCTACAGGATCTTCGCGCCGTGAAAGCCGGGCAGCTCAACCGCCGCATCCGCATCGAACGCAAGCTCGAAGGCGAGGACGTCGCTGGCCAGCCGCAAGAGGGCTGGGACCCGACGCCGGTCGCAGAAGTCTGGGCGAACGTGAAGGGCGCCACCGGCATGGCATCGATCCGTCAGACGAGTCCGCAGGACAACGTCGCTGCGTCGGTGAACAGCTACAGCTTTCGCATCCGCTATCGCGAAGGCATCGACGACGGCATGCGCGTGGTGCTCAACGACGTGCCGTTCGACATCAAGCAGGTGCGCATGGACCACGCGGGCCGCGAATGGACCGACCTGGTCTGCGAGCAGGGCGGCAACGATGGGTAAGGGCTCGTCCTTCGACGCGAGCGAATGGCTCACCGGCTTGGCCAAGCTGGCGGACCCGAAGCTGCGCGAAAGCCTGGCGCGTTCGATGGCTGTCGCCGGCGGCAAGGTCCTCCGCGATGAGGCGAAGCTGCAGGCGCCGGTGAAGGACGGCGTTTTGCGCTCGGCGATCTATCTCGCCTTCAAGGATCAGCGTTCGAACGACGCGCAGGTCGTCTATTCGGTCACCTGGAACGCGAAGATCGCGCCGCACGGTCACAACGTGGAAATGGGGCACTGGCGCTACAACAAGATCGTCAACGGACGGCCGCAGAAGAGCCTGCGCCCGGGCCTGAAGAAGGGCAAAGGGCCGGAGGATCACGTGCCTCCGGGCAAGTTGAAAAACCGGAAGTGGGTGCCGGGTAAGCCCTTCCTGACGCCCGCGTATCACAACGGCGCGCAGCGCTCGCTGCAGGCGATGATCGCGCGCGGCCAGCAGCGTCTGCCCGAACTGCTCGCCGGCGTAGCACCCGAGGTGACGGAATGAGCCTGGAAGCAGACCTGAAGGCGCTGCTCGGCCCGCTGGTGGGCAATCGCGTGTATCCCGACGTGACGCCCGAGGATCCAAAGTACCCGCTGATCGTGTACCAGCAGGTCGGCGGCGATGTCGTGGAATTCGTCGAGGGCAAGGTCGCCGACAAGGACCACGCGCGAATGCGTGTGCACGTGTGGGCGAAGACGCGGCTGCAGGCGACGCAGATCGCGCGCCAGGTGCGCGTCGCGATCGTCGAAGGCGTGCTGAAGGGCAGCACCTACGGCGCGCCGGTGTCGCTGCACGAGGACATGCTGAAGATCTACGGAAACCGAACCGATTACGGGATCTGGTACACGCCAGACCCATGAGCAACCGAGCCGCCCGCGAGGCGGCTTTTTTGTGCCCGCCGTTTGGCGGGACCAGTCACCCCGCCAAACCCACAGAAGGAAAGCACCATGAGCGTCTCGCTCCCCAATGGCTCCACGATCCACATCGCCAGCGGCACCGGGTCGGCCATCATCGTCACCGCGATTTCCAACGTTGCCCAGGCGGTGTGCACCGCGGCGGGCCACGGGCTGGCAAATGGCGACTTCGTCATCCTGACGTCCGGTTGGTCGCGCCTGACCGACAAGGTATTCCGCGTCGCCGCCTCCACCACCAACACGTTCGAGCTCGAAGGCGCCGACACCAGCGACGTGAACATCTACCCGGCCGGCGGCGGCATCGGTTCGGTGAAGAAAGTCTCCGGCTGGACGCAGCTGCAGCAGGTCCTGCAGACGCAGTCGCAGGGCGGCGAGCAGCAGTTCGCGACCTACCAGTTCCTCGAAGGCGATCGCGAAGTTCGTCTGCCCACCACGAAGTCTGGCGGCGGCCTGACGATCAACGTGGCTGACGATCCGACGCTGCCGGGCTACATCCTCGCCAGCAAGGCGAACGACGACCGCGTCGAGCGCGCGGTGCGCGTCACCACGGCGAAGGGCAGCAAGATCCTGTACCTGTCGTACATCACGATCGACAAGACGCCGAGCATGGACGTCAACGCCGTGATGGCGTGCCAGGCGACGCTGTCGCACCTCAACGAGCCGGTCCGCTACGCGGCCTGATCCCCCATCGCGGGGCAGGGTTGCCTGCCCCGCAGTTTTGAGAGCCCCCGATGTTCAAGATCAAGAGCGACCCGACGTTCCCCGCCACCATCACCATCATCGGCCAAGGCCGCGAGCAGAAGCTGGCGCTCGTGTTCCGCCACCGCATCCGCACCGAGTACGCGGATCTCCTGCAGGCCGTCGCCAAGGGCGAGAAGACCGTCGAGGACGCCGTGCTCGAAGTCGTCGAGTCGTGGGAAGCGGATGCGGAGCTGAGCCGCGACACGCTGGTGCTGCTCGACGAGCAGCAGCCAGGCGCGTGCTGGGCAATCCTGATGGGCTACCAGAGCGCGCTGGCGGTCGCCCGCAAGGGAAACTGATCGGCGGCGCACAGGCTCTCTACTGGACGAAGCCGACGGCTCAAGACCTCAACGGCTTCGATCCCGAGGACTATGCGTCGCCCGAGCAGCAACGCACTTCCGTCTACTACGACCTGGACGCGAAGGATTGGTTCTTCGACCTGTGGGAGGAGAACTGGCCGCCGCTGCAGCTCTACATCCAGTTGCAGACGCAATGGCGCGTCGGCATGGGCGGGCCCTACGGTCTGGACTACAACGTCGTCTTCCACGAGCTGGACCGGAAAGGCCTCGAACCCGAGGCCTACGAAGAAATGCTGGCGGCGATGCGCGTCGTCGAAGAAGTCGCCCTGAAGGCGATCACGAAATCGAACTGACCACGGCCCGCCTCGCGCGGGCCTTTCCTTACTGGGACGGCAA